TTTCCTTTGAAGGCAACTCCTTTCTTGACTTACGAAACATTAGTCGGAAGCAAGGGGAATAGAGTGGCTGCTGATATAGTTGCGTATGATACAAGTGCACCTTTAAAAACCAGAAGGACTGTAAGCAAATTATCAGGAGAAATCCCTTCTATCAGAATGAAAAAGAAAATGACAGAAATGGATTTGAATACTTATAACATACTAAAAGCCCAGGCGAGGCCAGAACAGATGGCTTTACTTGATCTTGTATTTGGAGATGTAGATGACTGCGTAGATGGTATAAATGCCAGATTGGAATGGATAATATTTCAAGCGCTGTCTAAGGGACAAATAACTCTTTCCACGATTACGAATGCTGCAGGAGTGGTAACTGAAGAGGCTATTGATTTTGGACTTCCTACAGCTAATAAAAAAGTTGTGGCGGCACTTGCTATTACCGCTTATTGGACAATCGCTACTGCTGCCACTTCTAAGCCTATAAATGACATAGAAGCTGTTCTGGAGGCGGCTCGGGATCTTGGAATAACACCCGGATATATGTTGATGAATCGTTCTAAGTGGCTGGCATTTAGAGTTTCGGCTCAGGTCCAGGACTTTGTAATACCATTTGCTTTATATGGCGGAACTAAGGTAAAAAGAGCTCCTACACTTGAAGTGGCAAATGATGCTTTAAAATCCGAGGGATTCCCACAAATAATGATAATTGATACCAGGATAAGTTATGAGGATGCAGGACATAACATCACATCGGTTGATCCCTGGTTAGATTCTGGCGGAGAGGATAGATATGTAACATTCCTTGAAGATTTAAATTGTGGAGATATGCTCTATGGACCTATCGCCGAAGAGACAAACCCTCCAAAGCAAGTGGTTCAAGCCAAGAAAGGGCCGGTTCTAATCTCTAAATGGTCTGATGTTGATCCTGTAGCTGAATATACCAAAGGGGAACTGAACGCATTTCCGTCCTGGCCCACAATAGATAGAGTGCTTTCTCTTGATACTGAAAATGCGACTACATGGGGTACATAATCTAAATGACCAACAAAGAGGCTCTACAATCACAAACTGAATATAAGAATGATAACTTGTTAGAGAAACTTCTTTTGGATAGAAATATTGCAACTGGAGGGACTTATGCAGCAACTAATGCTAAAGACATAGATTTAGCTGCTGCATCCCTCTATTTTACCCTTGCTGCACACCCCGAATTAAAAGAAGGGTCTTTTACAGTAAAATATAGTGGAGCTCAACTAATTGCAATGGCAAAAATAATTTTGAAAAAATATGATGAGGACGAACCAACAGTTAATGGAGAAGCAATATGGTAATAGAAAGATACCCTCATACGGCTACCTTAAGTTATTACACTCCTGGAACGTATAATTCAATAGGAATATATGAAGAAGGGATTTTAGTAACGATAGGGATTATCTGTAATATTCAACCGAATTCAACTAAATATATTATAGGGGAATCCGGGGATATGATCGGATATAGCTGGGCTGTATTTTCTCAAATATTTGCTGGTGCAGAAAGTGTTCCTGATAATGCAAAATTAACTTTTTTTAACAAAGAACATATAATTTTACAATTGTTTGAATTTCAAAAACATGTAGAAATGAAGTGTTAATATGCCTTTGATTCCTGGATTTTCACAAGGGGATGTAGACGGACGAATAGATAGATTTACAGTCAGCATAGAACAAAGGATCATCTGGACCTTGGCCATGGTAGGCGAAAATTTCGTCAATGATGCCAGGAGTATAAGGACATATAAAGACCAAACAGGAAACTTAAGGAGTTCAATCGGATATATCATTGCCAGGGATGGAAATATTATTCAGGAAAATGTAGAAGGGAAAGCTGAGGGTAAATCTCAAGCGAAGAAAATAGCAGAAGAAGTATTAAAAGAAAACAGAAAGGGGTTTGTCTTGATCGTAATTGCGGGCATGGAATATGCTGCAGCTGTGGAATCGAAGGGTTATGATGTAATTACCGGAAGTGTACCGGCAGCAAAAGCCCTCTTGAAGTTAAAGATAAAGGAATATAGCTTATGAAAACGACATTCGATATAAACGATATATTATATCCTATTATTAATGTAGATTCAGTTAAGAATACAATTGATGGCAGGGTCTATAGGAATAAAAAGCCTTTAAATTCCGAATTGCAGGATATCGTGATAATTCCTTTATCTAACCATAACGGGGACGAAATAATAAACGATGCCACTTTTATGGTTAATTGCTACTGCAAAAATTTTGACAATGGGACCCCCGATATATTGAAATTAAGAGCGACAACCGATGCAGTAACAGCAGTAATAGAAGCATACAATAACACTTCAAATTATTATGTTTTTGATATTATGAACCAGATACTATTAAATGATGTTGATCAGATTTCAATGTCATACGTTAACTTAAGAATAAATTGTTTCATAGAAAAATAAATTACTGGAGGTAATATAAAATGAGTAATATAAGATTGATAGGATTAGAATCAATAAAAATAGGACCGTCTGTTGCTTCTCTGGCTACTATAGAGCATATAGTTCCCGACAGTGCGCATATTGTACTTAATGCACCCTCGATAGCCGATCTGTTCTGTGAGGAAACTGAATATCCCGATGTACAGCTAATTACCGCAGGCAAAAAGACTATAGAATTTGCTACAAGGGATATGGGAGTAAGTATAATGGAGAATGCTTTTGGGGGCACTGCGAGTCTTACAACTACCTGGACAGCTCCTGTCACAGCAATAGTAATAAGTGAGAGAGCTTTCCAGATTATTTCTAAAAAGATAAATGGAAAACAATTAAAATTCGTAATTAAAAGAGCTTCTCTTTACGCTGGCGGAGAATTGAAATTTGCCAAGACCGAATCCGGGCAAATTACCTTTACCGCTGATGTGCTGATGCCTGCCACTGGCTCCCCAATTATAATGACGGTTCAATAAGAATTATTTATTACCCGCCTTGATAATATTTCTATCTAGGGCGGGTAATAATTTAAGAAGGAGAAGATATGCCGGAGAAGAATAAAAAAAAAGAAATTAAGGATAAGCTCGGGGCCCCGAGTGATAATAAAAATAATCAGATCCGCCAGGACGCCATAGATTCCATTCTCGAGAAAGGTGTCGATTTTACTATTACAACCCAAAATAAAAACATACTCAATAAACTTCATTTAATTCCTTCTGAAAGAAAATTCGTTATCTATCCTATTAAAATGGGAACATTGTTAAAAATCAGCGAAATTCTATTGGATTTAAATACTGACGAACTAGTAGGGGCTATGAAAAACGAGGTGAAGGAGATTAATCTTTTGGATCTGGGGGCAAAGAATGTAATTGAGAATAAAGACAAATTAATCAAAATGATTGCCTATGGAATTGTTAATAGGGAAAGAGAACCGTCAAAGAAATTAATTAAATTTTTGAATGAAAACCTAACTGCAAAGGAGGGGTTGAAACTAATGACGGTAATAGTTCAACAAATGGATATAAACCCTTTTTTGGCGTCTTTAGTTTCGATAAAGGGGATGAATCTTCTACAGACCAGGAAGGAAACAACCCCTGGCGAATAATCGGTGGGCTCATGCATTATTTTCCCCAGATGTCCATGAGGGATATTTTGTGGAATTATAGTTATGCTAACTTAGTGATGTTAATGAGTTCAATTCCAAGTTATAAGTCCGGAGATGAGAAAAAGAAAAAGGCGAAAGATTTAGAGATAAGAGATATAAATGAATTGGATGGTTTATTATGACAATTAATTTAATTAAACAACCTGATAATTCAAATTTGTGTGGCCAGGCATGCGTGGCAATGATTGCCGGAATATCTCTTGATGAATCAATAAAATTATTTAATTCAAAAGGCAAAACAAACACAAAACAATTATGTTATATATTACGGGAAAGAGGAATATCCTGCAGTGATAAAGCCATCAGAATAAAGAATAATAATAAACCAAAATTTTGTATACTTAAAATTCACTATGCCGGATATAAACATTTGCATTGGTGTATCTGGAATAATAATAAATATTATGATCCGGCACGTGGAATAAAAATAAAGTTAGATACTTTTGAAAGGGAAACATCATTTATTAAAATTAATCTATAAAAGGAAATTTAAATGGAAAAATCAAAGTTATCAATTTGTATGATCGTTAAAAATGAGGAAGCAAATTTACAAAGATGTCTGGATTCTTTTTTGCCTATTATTCAAATGAAAGATGATAAAACACTAAAGCCACTTACCGAATTAATTATAATGGATACCGGATCTATAGATAGGACGATAAATATTGCCAAAAAATTTACCGACAAGGTATATAAAAAAGAATTTATCCCCTGGGATTTTAGTAAAGCCCGCAATTATGGGATCGGAAAGGCTACCGGGGATAAGATTATGTATATGGATGCCGATGAAGAATTGCGTCATGAATGCTTATACTTTTTAGAGGATATAATTCTGAACCCAAAATATAAGGAACCAACGGTATTTGTAAATTTATATAATTATTATTCTAGGGATTTAAAGCAATATTCAGAAATGCTGCAGCCAAGAATATTCAAAAATGAGAGTGGTTTCCATTTTGAGCAGGCGGTCCATAATAAACCAATTTGCAAGCCCCCCTATCTTTTTGCCCCTCATATAATCTTTAATCATTATGGATATATTTTTCAGGGGGAAAAGGGCGAAAAATTATTAGATAATAAAATGGCACGTAGTTTACCGATGCTTCAAAAAGAGTTTAAAGGACATCCGGATAACCTGCATAATTTAACTCATCTAGTAAAAACATATTATGTCACCAGAGATTTTGAGAATACGATTCGCTATGGTGAGATATGGATAAAAAAGATGAGAAAGGCAAATTATAATGAGGGATGGAATGCCTTTCTTGAAGTTTTTGTTAATTTGGTGGGATCATATTTAGCTAAAGATGATATAAAAAATGCGGAAAAAATAGAAAGAGAGGCCTGTCATTATTCGAGCAGGATCTCTCAAATATATTTGATGTTAGGGAATTATTGGACCAGCAAGGATAATGAAAAGGCAAAAAAATATTTTGATATTGCACTCGATATTTGTAAAACAAAGGGGAGTTTATATGAACGGTTATTAATTAACAATACGAGAATAGTTCTACCGGAGATCCTGAATTGGCTGGCTATTTATGAATTCGAGAAAAAGGACTATGAAAAAGCAGGGGAATATATGAATTTGGGAATTGGATTAAATAATAATAGGTTACCTATACGTTGGGACATCTGGGCAGCAACGGAAGATACAAAGAAAAATTTATTTAAGGTGGAATAAAATGGCACTAGAAACCGGAGGTTCGCTTTTTTGGCGGACAAAAATTGATAATACGGGCTTACAGACAGGAGCAGTCCAGGCGAAGGGAATATTACGTACTTTAACTCGTAGTATAACCGGAATGGACATCTTTGCTGGCCTGGCCATTGGTGCTTCTTTAGTTTTTGCAAAAATAATCAAAGAAGCTTACAATTTTTCGTTAAAATTTGAGTCTGCAATGAAGGAAGTCCAGACTATCTCAAAAATGGTACAAGGCAATTTTGAAGGAATATCCCAAGAAATTATAGATATGTCAAAAACTGGTCCTGAAAGTGCCATAAGACTCACAAAAGCACTTTATCAGATTATCAGTGCTGGCATCGATGGTGCTGAAGCTATGGATATACTTCGACAATCTATGGAACTAGCAGTGGGAGGTGTAACTGATACCTTCACAGCCGCCGATGCCTTGACGAGTATTATAAATGCCTATGGAGAAGCAGCAGGGAATGCAACGAATATATCGGATAAACTCTTTACCGTTGTTCGACTTGGCAAGACAAATATGGAAGAACTTGGACCCGAGATTACTACGGTTACAGGATTGGCAGCGCAAGCTGGACTTGCTTTCGATGATTTGATGGCAATTATTGCTCAAGGCACCAGAACTCTTAAGACTCCTGAAATGATGACGGGTATTAGAGGTATGCTAAATGCTATTATTACGCCTTCTGAAGATGCAAAAAAATTAATTTCAGAATTGGGCATTGAGTTTGATACCACTGCTATAAGAGGAAAAGGATTTAAAACTTTCCTCAATGATTTGATTACCGCTACAGGTGGAAATATCGAACAATTAAGTATATTATTTCCTAATATCAGGGGTTTGACTGGTTTACTTGCCGTTGCGAGTGACCAAGGTGAGGAATTTAATAAAGCCTTAATAGAAGTACAAAACTCTACTGGCGCCACTTCTGAAGCCTTCAAGATCATGATGGATACTACAGAAAATCAAATGGCGATTATGAAAAATAATGTAATAGCAAAGTTAAAACCTCTCGGAGATAGTTTGCTCGGATTTATGAATAATATAGCTCGTAGTATTAATCAAGCAATGAGTGGAACGGATGATGAACTTTCAAATCTGGCAAGATCTTATTCGGGACTAATCGATACCTTACAAAGAAAACAAAGCATAATTGATGACTTAATTAAAACTATAGAAGGTCTAAGAAATAAAACAGAATTAACCGAAGAAGAAACAACCCAACTACATGCAGCTGAAAAAGCCCTGGCTATATACTTCCCCACCCTTGGAGAGGCTGCCGAAGGAGCTGCTGGTTCTATTGATATTCTTACTTTAGCCAAACAGGGTTCTTTTGAGTTAAGTAAACAAATTATGGGATTAGAAGTAGAAAGAGCAGAAATTGAGAAGACACAAGCGGAATTAGCTTTAGACAGATATAGAAATAATAAAGATGAAGCTAATAAAGCAGTAAAAAGAATTGAAGATCAAATGGAAATCCGAAAGAAAATGATAGAACTTGAAGTTGGCGGGGGTAGAGGAGCAACCCTCACCGAAGCACAAAAGAATAAAATGATAGAAACTGATAATGAATATTTAAAGCTGAAGAATGATTTAGCTCTAGCGACTGATACCGAAATCCTGAAAAGTAATGAGTTAAATCTTATTTTGAAAGAAAAAATAACTATGTTAGATGCTCAAAAAGAAGCATACAAAAGACTAATAGAATCACAGGGCAAGCCAATCGCAATTCCCACCACAACTACAGAAGAACCTCCTAAAACTATAACTATACCTGCCATTAATATTGAAGAAGTAGAAGATAAATTAAAATATATGGCAAGCCAATATAAAAGATATCTGGATGATATAGCTAAATTTGGGGAGGAATATGTAGAAGAAAATAATATACAATTGGCTGAAGAAGGCAAGAACTATAGTCAATATTTATCTGAAATGTTAACAAAATATAAAGACAATGCCGAGTTAACCAAAATAATTACAAATAATATATACGAATATAATAAAACTGTAATAGAAAAAAAGAAGAAGATAGAAGATGAACTCTTCGGATATATTACAGGGGCAAGAGATAAAGACCTTAAGGCTGAAAAAGATAGGTTCGAAGCTATAATTAAAAATTACGAAGAAGGATCTACTGAATATTTAGAGGCGATAGAACAGCACAATAAAAATATATTAGAAATTAATGAAAAATATAATAAAGAAATAGCAGAAGCAGCATTGGCTATATTTAAGGAAAATCTGGGGAAACAAATAGATGAATTAGATAATAATTATAAATTAAGACTTGAAATAGCCAGAGCGGAACTCGGTGAAGAAACAGAAGCCAATAAAGAATATTTTGAATTTGTAAATGATAAGTTACAGGAAATAGCGGAAATAGAAAAAGAAAAAGCCAATAAAGATAAAGAAACATTACAGTCCTATTTTGAATCTTATCAAACAATAGAGGAAAAGATTATTTCAATCCATGAAAAAACTAACGAATTATTATTGCTAACCGATGTTAAATATGAACGGGACAGATTAAAAATTATAGAAGAGCAGTTAATTGCAGAGGTTAAATTTAGTAAAGCAAAACAAGAAATAGATGATAAATTAGCCGAATATGGGGAAGATCTAAATAATAAAGAATTAGAAGATAAAATTAAAACCCTCGAAGAGATGAAAGTAAAATATTCTGAATATGCCGATATCATTATTCTACTCGATAAAGATATCGCTGAATCACAAAAGCAAATATGGGAAAATATAAATAACGAAATTAATAAAACGGTTGACACCCTGCACGCTTTGGCCGATGTTGTGGGAAATTTTGACACAGAACTTGAAGAAGCAATAAATGACATGGCTGATTTAATTGGCGGAATTGGTGAGATAACAATTGGTTTTTCAACTGGCAATATTGCCGGGATTATAAGCGGAATAGCGGCTGCTATAAATAGCATTATCAATCTATTCGTAAAAACTTATTCTGACGTTCCCGAACTTAGAGAAGAATTACAAGCGATTACCCTTGAGTTACAAAAACAGCAAACGATATTAAGTCAATCTTCTGGAACGGCAAAGACCGAGGCAATACAAGATACAATTGATTTACTCGAGGACCAAATTGATACATATAATAAAATGATTGAGGCTGAAAAAGAAGCTTACGGACAATTTTTATGGTGGACCTGGAGCGAAGTTGATCAAGAAAAGATAGAAGAATGGTTATCAGCTATAGAAAGCGCCAATGCAGAAATAGCTAATCTGTATCAGCAATATCAAGAAATTCTTACCGGAACCACCACTGAATCAATTGCCGATGCCATCGCTGAAGGATTTTCTCAAGGGCTAGATTCGGCCCAGGTTTTTGCCGATACTTTTAACGATATGATGAGAAAAGCAATTTTAGACGCCTTTAAGAGAACCATAATCACAAAATATATCGAGGATTGGTATGATCAATTTGCTATCTTGGCCGAAGGCGGGCTAACACCTGAAGAAATAGAGGATCTAACCGGAACATATCAAGAAATGATTGAAGCTGCAGAAACACAATGGGAAGCAATACAAGGTGTTTTAGAATCAGCAGGTATGGAATTAGAAGAGGCAGGGAGAAAAGGATTAACCGGAGCAATTGCAGGCATAACAGAAGAGACGGCCGGGCTTTTAGCGGGGCAATTCCAGGCAATTAGAATTAATACCGTAGACATACTCTCTAACATGGAAAGCATAATAATAATTAACTCAAGAATTGCCGATAATACTGAATATAATAAATATCTAAAAGACATAAATGATAAATTAAGTAAGGGAATATCTTTAGAAAGCGAATATTTAAGGGCGATTGGGGGTGCTTGATTATGCCATATAAAGATAAAGAGGAACAAAAAAAATATAATAGAAAATATGATAAAAAATATAATAAAGAACATAGAGAACACATAAATGAACGCAATAAAAAATGGCAGAAAAATAATCCAGCATATAAGACATATAGAAAAAAGTATATGAAAAGGTACTGGGAAGAAAATTCAGAAAGTATTAATGAATGTCATGGAAAATGGCTTAAAACAGAAAATGGAAGAGCATGTCATCAAAAATGTAAAGCCAAAAGGCGAGCCAAAATGAAAGAAATTATCAATACTTTAACATTTCAAGAATGGTTAGATATTTTAAAAAAATTTAGATATAGATGTGCTTATTGTGGCAAAGAATTCGATTTATTTGATAGACCTACACGAGATCATATTATTCCTATTTCGAAGGGTGGAAATAATACAAAAGAAAATGTTATTCCTGCATGTAGAAGTTGCAATTCTAAAAAATTCAATAAAATGATATCGATAGGAGATCAGCTATAAAATGGGAGGAAAATTATGCAATCCGGATATTTAATCGGTAGTAAGGTTACAGGAACTGATATTGCCTTTATAGATGGTGGGGCAGGAGAGGATACTATAACTCAAGTTGCTGCTAAATTTTTAGAGATTGGTCTTGCAGCAGGAGATGTAATTACCGTTTCTGGTTCTATATCGAATAATGGTAATTATACCATCATTTCAGTTGTAGCAGGAACTATCAACGTAGTTACCGGGAGTTTAACCGCAGAAGCAGCAGGAGCTTCAGTAACTATTTCTTCGTCTCATGACCTGGCAGCTACCTATGGAATTTATATCCAAAAAACAAACGGAGCCTTAGATTTCTTGAAAAGAAAAGGTGAAATAGCCCATAGCTGGCCTGATTCCAATGGAGAGGAATCCTACACTGATGCCGATGATATCCATTTTGAACCCAGGGATATAATTTTATTTTGCTATATAAAAGCAAATACAAAAGCAGAATTTTTAAGTAATTTAAATTTATTTAAAGCTATATTGGAAGGACCCGGGCTTCATACTTTAAAACTACCATTTTTAGACAATACTCTGGACGTATATTTTAAAGATGGAGGAGCTTTAAATATGTTAACGGGCTGGAATAGTTCTAAATTGGTAGGAAAATTTATTTTAAAATTAAGAGAACCAGTACCTTCTACGGCATAAAAAGAAAGGAGAATGTTATGAAAAGAATATTATTTTTAATAATTATTTTATTATTATTTTCTGGAATAGCTTTAGGATATGAACTCGGAGCTGGAAGTGGGACAGGTTATCCCGGCGCGATCGATACTGATACAAGCATTGAAGTGGATTATCCGTCTCCCCTTGCTACTACGGCCAGATCAGCAGTACCAAACGACACAAATGCGGCAGTTATCGCTATAGAAACAGAATTGGGAATTAACCCAAGTGGCACATACGATACAATAAAGGCTCGTTTAGACGCTGGTGATGGACTTTATTATCTTAAGACGGAAATAAATACCCAGGCAAAGATGGAGGCTATATGGGTCGTATCTCTGGTTAATGATGGGGATTTAGATTTATATTACCTAAAGACTTCTATCGATACCTTACCTGAGATGGAAGCTATCTGGGTATTAGATATTATTACATCAACTGAACTCTCTACTGCTTTGGGTAGTTATTATTTAAAGACAGCAATTGACACTCAGGCAGAGATGGAAGAAATATGGGGAATTACCCTTGCTACTGATTTGGAACTTGCTGCTTTGAAGTTTACCGACTTAACCGATACCCCAGCCAATTATACTGGCAGTTCGTTAAAGTTTGCTAGGGTAAATGTTGGGGAGACTGCCTTAGAGTTTGCAGTAGAAGCTGATCCAAATGTAGATACCGATGCAGAGATTAAGGCAATTTTGGTTGATGAAATAACTAAAACGGGAGCTTTTACCGCTGGTAAAATAGCTAAAATTAACAATGCTACCGGAATAATCGAGGAAGGCACTAATACCGATACGGATGTGGCTGATGCAGTAACAAAAAAGCATAGCCAAAATACCGATACACAGTTTGACTTTTATAATGCTTTAGCTTCTGATCATACTTGGTCTGGAGAAATTGATACTCAACTAGTAGGGATGTCAGTTGCCTTTGGGGATTTATTATATTTTAATTGGACAGACAAGGAATGGAAGAAAGCTCAAGCAACCGGATCAAACACTATGCCAGGATTGAGAATTGCTTTAGAGACTAAAATAGATGGTGATACTTGTAAGATGTTAGTAAAAGGTTATTTGCGTGATGATTCTGCTTTTGAATTTGCAGGAGCAATGATTTATGTTTCTGCAGCAACAGCAGGGCTTATGACTTCTACTGCACCTTCCACTACTGGCCAGCAAGTACAAAGGGTAGGGGTGGCTAAATCTGCCGATATTTTATTCTTTAGTCCAAGTATAGATGTAGGTGAAATTTAATGAAAAAAATATTAATAATAATTGCCCTTATATTGTTAATGTTTCAGATGGCTGTTTTGGCTACTGCAATTGATATAGGTGCAGCTGCAACAAACAGAACCAGTGAAAAGTTTACAGGCACATATATGGTTATTGTTAATCCAGCCGATGGAACTGGAAAAATAACCAGTGTAGAAATATATGCTGTATCAGGTTATAACTTAACACTCGTAGAAGTGGCAACCTTCTATGTTGTAAGTGGAAATTTTCTTTCTACAAGAGATTGGGAATATATTGGAAATGTAACCGCTGGCTCTAAGCAAACTTTTGTTGTTGACCTTGATGTGGTAGCAGGGGACTATATTGGTATATATTTTGCTTCGGGGGGGAAAATAGAAGCAGACTCTACTGGAACTTATATGTCTAAAGCTGGAGATAATATACCCTGTACAAATATAGAATTTAGCAGCCCAGTAGCTGGCACAATAAGTTTATATGGGACAGGTGAGACAGTTGCGGTAGGAATTAAATGGAATACTCAAACTATTTCTAAATGGGATGGGCAAGTAATTACAAAATTAAATGGATTGCCATAAAGGAGAGGATATAAATAAATGGCGAAATGGGGAGAACTCAAATGGGGACAAGCTGAATGGGGCACAAGAAAGTGGAGTGGGCCTGAAGGATATTTGCTTGATATTTACAGGGGCGAATCTCTTTTGGGCTCTGTTAGAATTGACGAGGGAACTCGTCTAATTCAGCAATTATTGGGCGAAAATATAATTAAATCTATTTTAGAAGTACCGGATATAATTGATATAACAATTGGAGACTATATCGTTTGGGAAGGTATTTATTATTATATTAATGCCCTACCTAATGTCAAGAAAAATTCCTCAAATTCATTTGATTATGATATCACTTTTGAATCTCAATATTATGAATTGCTCAAAACCCAATTTATGGATTTAGACGAAAATTCTGATTTTTATTTGGTAGGAAATTTAGAAACATTTATTGACCTTATTATAACTAATATGAACCGAACACATACCGGATGGGCAAAGGGAACTTGTGATCAAACAAATACAGATTATAAATTATTGAGTTTTTCAAGAAATAACTGCATGCAGGTCCTGCAAAATCTTTGTGAAGAATTTGAAGGAGAATTTTATTTTTTCGTAAAAAATATTTATTTTACTGATAAAGCAGGTAGCAATTCGGGATTAACCTTCAAATATCATCAGGGTTTAAGAAATATTACCAGGCAAACATTAAGTGAAAAAAATATTGTTACAAGGCTATATGCATTCGGCTCGGAGAGGAACCTGGCAAGCGATTATAGAGATCATTGCAAGAGATTAAAATTCGTAGTGGAGGATAAATCCTATTTAGAAAAGAATATCAATGAATATGGCACGATTGAGCATACGGAAATATTTAACGATATTTATCCCCATCGGGAAGGAACTATTAGTGCAGTTGATGGGACGGATATAACAAAATTTTTTGATAGCGGTATGGACTTCGATTTAAACGACTATCTACTCCCTGGCGTAACCGCAAAACTTCATTTTAATTCTGGAAACTTAGGTGGATATGAATTTGAAATCTCCAGTTACATAGATGATGAAACCAAAGAATTTACCATAATTGCTTTTACTGATGAGCAGGGATACGCAATGCCTAATGCGACCCTAAAACCTGCCATAGGCGACAAGTATGTTTTATTAGATATAAAAATGCCGCAAACTTACATCGATACTGCCGAAACAGCTTTACAAGCCAAAGCCCAATCCTATCTTGATGATAATTGCGGACCGAGAGTAACTTATATTCTAGAACCCGATTGGAAATATTTTAAAGCCAATCTTATTGAACTTAAAATAGGAGATTTCATTACAATTGAGGATACAGATCTTAATATAAATTCATTGGTTAGAATTGTGGAATTAACGAGAATTTTGACCAATGCCTATAAATATACCCTGAAATTGTCTGATCATCTGGAAATGCAATTGATTCAACGGTTATATTCGGAACAGGAAGGGCTAAAAGAAAAAATTGAGGTTGGAGATGTAGGAAATATTATCCGGTCCAGGTGGAGCTGGAGAACATCAGAAGAATTAAGAACGATGGTCTTTGATACAGACGGATATTTTGATATGGGAAATATCAGGCCTGCCTCAGTTGAAACTGAAATGCTATCAGTGGGGGCAAAATCTACCCAATTTATTTTAAAGGAAGTTCAGGTTGAAGGAAATTATACTGGGGACAAATCCAAATTCCATGCCAGCGC